CTATTGTCGTAAAAGACAACAGAGTAATAAGTATTGGCTATAACGGTACACCAGCCGGGTGGGATAATACATGTGAGGAAATGGTTGTACATTCTCATGGTTTTGATTCTCGAACAAAGCCAGAAGTAATTCACGCTGAAGCCAACGCTATTTCTAAATTAGCTAGAACCCATGACTCAGGCGACAGTGCAACTATGTTTATTACCCATTCTCCGTGCATAGAGTGCGCTAAGTTGATTTACAACGCTGGTATAAAAAACGTTTTTTACAAAGAACCATATCGTAATAATGACGGAGTTGACTTTTTAAAAAAATGCGGAATAGAGGTAACCGAGTATGCAGAAGCAGTATCAGTGTGACAGCTGTGACGCTGAGTTTAAAATTAAGCATGCTTTAGACGATCATTACTATGAGGTTATGTTTTGTCCTTTCTGCGGTTCTGACATAGAAGAAGAGGAAGAGGACGAAAACGAAGATTATGAATGATTGGTTATATAATGGTGAAGTGTATCTTGAACCTGGAGAATATTATGGCTTTGTCTACATCATCACGAATTTGTTATCTGGTCGCCAGTACATCGGCAAGAAGTTTTTTTGGTCAATCAAACGAAAACAGGTCAACAAAGTCCGAAAACGGTACAAAGTTGAATCAGACTGGAAAGATTACTGGTCATCTTCTGAAGAGCTCAAAGAAGACGTGCTCTCTCTTGGCACCGAAAATTTCAAACGCGAAATAATTCATCTTTGTAAATCTAAAGGTACTACCAACTATTTCGAAGCTAAAGAGCAGTTTCTTCGTAGCGTCTTGGAAAATAAAGACGGGTGGTATAATACTTGGATTTCAGTAAAAGTAAACCGATCCCATATTAAGTTGTAACTTGCAGTTACGCTTTGTTTAGGTTATAATATTTCAAGAGGTGAATATGAGAACTTTATATAAAGAATGGGATAACGCAGAACGTAAGATGTTTCGCGAATGGCTTGGTGGAATGCTTAACGTTGGTGAAGTAACCGTAGTATTCGTTAAGAAGGACGAAACTACTCGTACCATGTTGTGTACTACTAATTCAGAGCTAGCTACCCCATATGAAAAAAAGACCGAACGAACAGTTAATGAAGACGTTTGTTTTGTATTTGATCTAGAAAAACAAGCTTGGCGATCGTTTCGTTATGATACCCTTACTGAAGTGAGATTGCAAATTGGTAAAGAACAAAATAACTGAGCCCAGGGTTGATCCTAATAATTATAACGTAACTCTTTCTAATGCTTTTACCTGGTATAACTATGAAAAAGATAAGAAAGATGCCAAGGCATATCTTAAAGAATACATTGGGTTACATTTTACCAAGCAGGATGTAAAAACGTTTGAACGCGTAGATGATAGTCAAATTATTTTGACCTACGGGTGGATATCTCGTCTCCTACTTAATGGTGCGGTTGAACTAAAAGAAAACGAACATATCAAGTTTACCAACTATCTTCAGTCTCTACTAGATACATCCGATCGAGTAGAAGATGAGCCGGAAGAAGAAGTAAAGGCCGAGCGACCTTCTGTTCGTGAGAATATGGAGGAAAAAATTCGCGAGTATTGCGGTGAGCTGGAAGCAGCAATTGATACTGTACTTAAAGACGGTAGCGACTTTGACCTCTATAAAGATCTACAAGCTCGGACTATCCCCGTTCAATACGTCCCTTATCTTGATACATTTGTAAAGAAGCGAGCCGGTGAATTTATTTTTGTTTATGAAAACTTTAACGATGATCAAATTAAAGAAGGTTACTCTAACCTGGGTAAGCGTAAAGTAACCCATATTATTAAAACACTTAGTCATTGGCTAGAAGACCTCGAGCGCTATGGCCAATTTAAAAAGGCTAATCGTAAGCCTAGACCTAAAAAAATTAAACCACCTACCGTACAGGTTGCCAAGCTTAAGTATCTTAAAGAGTCTGAAGAACTTAAGATTAAATCCGTTAATCCAACTGAAATGGTCGGTGCTTCTCAAGTTTGGATTTATAACGTAAAGTACAAGAAGCTGGCCGCCTATCGATGCGATTCTTCAACAGGTATTCAGGTCAAAGGCACTACGTTGCAGAATTACGACCCGGACCAGTGCGAGCAAAGAACCCTACGTAAGCCTCAAGAAACTCTTAAGAAAGTAATTGACGCTGGTAAGGTGCAGCTTCGTAAGCTACTCTCAGAGCTTACTACTAAAGAATCTACTGTTAACGGGCGAATTAATGAAGACTGTCTGATCGTTCGAGTTATTAAATGATTATAATTGATTATTCCCAGACGGTTATTTCTAACCTAATGGCTGAAATTGGTAGTAGGACAGATGTTGAGATTGACGTAAATTTGCTACGTCATATGGTTATTAATACCATTAGAAGTCATAAGGTAAAATTCGGTAGGGAATATGGTGAGGTTGTTATTGCATGCGATAGTAAAAAATACTGGCGTAAAAAAGTATTTCCCTATTACAAAGCCAATAGAAAAAAAGCTAGAGAAGACTCAGGATTTAATTGGCCGTCTATTTTCGATGCTATTAACCTCATTAAGGAAGAGCTTAAAGCTGTTTTCCCTTATAGGGTCATTGAAGTGGAAGGGGCTGAAGCTGATGATGTAATTGCTGCTCTTGTATATTGGTCTCTGGATAATGACTTGAATGAAGGCAGTCTTTTTGCTGAACCTAAACCCTTGTTAATTATTTCAGGGGATCATGACTTTAATCAACTGCAAAAGTACAAACATGTCAAACAGTATTCTCCAGTTCAAAAGAAATTCGTCAAACCTGAGTCAACGCCGGAGAGAAGTGTATTGGAACACATTATCAAGGGCGACAAGGGAGATGGAGTACCAAACGTCCTATCAGGAGACGATTCAATCGTTAACGGTGAAAGACAGCGTCCGATTTCTTCGAAAAAGCTCGAAGAATGGGTAACTGATCCTACTACAATGCCAAACGATGAAACTTTTATTAGAAATTATCATCGCAATAAACAGCTGGTTGATTTATCCATGATACCAGATGATGTAAAGACAGGTATTATAAATACATTTACTAGCTATTCTGCAAAAGATAAAAGTCTTTTACTTGACTATTTTATTAAGAACAGAATGAAACAAATGATTGAACACATTGAGGAACTGTAATGCAACTCCTAATCTCTGAAGTTCTCGATAAATTCGAGGCTGCGAAAACTAAAGAAGAAAAAATAGCCGTTCTCAGACAAAACGAGACGCCAATGCTTAAGGTTATCATGCGGCTTAATTTTGATCCTAAGCTTAAAATGGATCTACCCGAAGGGGAACCCCCTTATAAAAAGGAAAAAGATATTCCTGCAGGGCACGCCCCGACAACTCTTATCAAAGAGTACCGTAAATTTTATATCTGGTTTACCCCGCAACCAGGTCTCACTAGATTCAAGAAAGAGTCTCTATTTGTGGAGCTTCTAGAATCTATTCACCACACGGAAGCCGAGGTGCTGGTCCTTGCTAAAGATTGTAAGCTTCATAAAAAATATAAGAGTCTTAAGAAAGAAGTAGTGAAAGAAGCTTATCCTAACACTATTTCTGAAGAAGAAAAGCCGGTTAAGGAAAAATCCGTCCCTTTAGAATAGTATCTTTCTGTAAGCAATTCTTACCAAAGAAGAGCCTTTGGAGAGTTTCTGAAAGCACTTCACAGCCAGAAAGATACTTCGATGTACGTTTGGTAAGAACGAAACGTAAAGTTGATTTTAAATAGTTTGCCTTTATAATAGTTATAAAGGAGTATATTATGCCATCATTGATCTATACTGGATATAAGTCTACTGCTAAGGTTAAGAAAAAGCCTGGTTGGCAGAAAGAGCAGGCCGAGTACGAAGCTTGGCTTAAGAAGCATGGGGTGACGCCTGGTAAGCGTAAGAAGGTTACGACGGTTAGTAGTCCTGTAATCGCTTCAGGCATCATTCACCGTGAGACACCGCATTACCCTTCTCTTAAGACCATGCACGGTAGTACTGCTCCTGTAGAGAAGAAAGTATATACCGGTGATAAGATTGTCGGTATTGCTGCAATGCATAAGTCTAATCTTGTTCCTATTTTTAATGACGATGCAGCTAAAGATGTTGCATCGATGAGACGTTAACTTTGATTTGGAGATATAATGAGTCTACCCCAAGATCCTGCCGCACGTAAAGCTATTAAGAAGTGCCTGGAAGAACTTTCCGCATCTATGACGCGTATTGAAGGTGAGCGTGATTTTATTAAAGAAGCTATTAAAGACATCTGCGAAGAATATCAACTTAGTAAAAAGACGTTTCGTCGCCTAGCTAAGACCTATCATAAGCAAAACTTCTCTATGGAGGTTGCCGAGCATGAAGAGTTTGAAACCATGTACGAGCAGCTTACTAACGAGACATCACTAGGGGTTGTAAATGGCTAAGTACACGTTTACTTGTCAGCATACCGACTTGTACGGTAAGAATATTGACAAGGTGGTATACGAAAAAGACGCTGATACACTTACTAGTGTACTAGAAGCCTTTGAAAATTTTCTCAAAGGTTCTGGCTTTGTGTTTGATGGGGTAGTAGATATTGTACGCCCTGACGAAGACTGCGACTATGCACCGGACCATACAGGAGATACAATGGTAACGACCCCATGGCCTTACGACGATAATATTACTAC